GCGTCAAGGAACGCTTTTGCAGCATCCCACGCCTTTGCACGCTTTTCACGCAGTTCAAGAATCTTATTCATTTTGATGTTCCTCCTTCAAACTAGTGAGAAATTAAAAAGAGCCGCTTTTCCAGCTGCTCTATTGGGGTACCGGTTTTTGGTTTTTGTTTCTTTGGCATCTTCCCAAGCAGAGAGTTGTACACCGCTGCACGAGAGAATATAAGGCCTTGACCTGTGTCCAGAGGAATGCGCTCATCGCTCTCCATGAACAGAATTTTATCTGCAAATCCGAGCTCAATTGCTTTATTCGCATTCATCCATGTCTCTGCATCCATGAGGTGAGAGATCTTTGCTCGGGAAAGGCCTGATTTCAGTTCGTAAGCATTTATGATGCTTTCCTTGACCTCATCCAGCAATGCCTTGGCACGGAGCATTTCCTCGCTATCACCAATGGCAATTGTCGAAGGGTTATGGATCATCATCATGGATACCGGCGACATATATACATCGCCGCCAGCCATAGCAATGACAGAAGCGGCGCTTGCAGCAAGGCCATCAATTTTAACTGTGACCTTGCTGGTATAATCCATCAACATGTTATATATCTGCGCAGCCGCAAATACATCCCCGCCGGGCGAGTTAATCCAAACCGTGACGTCACCTGTGCCTGCCATTAGTTCGTCTCTAAACATCTTTGGGGTCACTTCGTCGCCATACCAGGTCTCGTCTGAAATTTCTCCGTTGAGGTATAAGGTGCGTTCTCCGGTAGTTTCATCTCGCACCCAATTCCAAAATTTCCTCATTGGCTGTTAACCTCCTTTTGATAAAAATTGCCTGCCTGTGAAAGTGGAAGCATGTTACCGTTTACCAGATACAGATCACCGCCTTCTTCGGCAGGAATACGGTTCATATCTTCAAGCTCCCGGATATCATTCGCTGACAGCCAGCCGTTCTGCCGCCCGACTGCATATCCGTTCATCCTGCTCTGGTAGTCGCCACGAAGCAGACCGTCAACATTGAACTTAATAAAGATTGAGTTTTTCTCAGATGGCAATAGAAGCGATTGCTGAAGACTCTGCTCCCATCTCACCACCCATGGGTTAAGCGTGTATTTTACGAACTCCAGCGATTGCTGCTCGATGTTGGAGAAACTGGACTTTTCAAGGTCACCCACCATGTGAGGAGGTATACGGAATATCCTTGCAATTTCGTTAATCTGGAATTTACGTGTCTCCAAAAATTGAGCCTGCTCCGGAGGAATACCGATTGCCTGAAACTTCATTCCTTCCTCCAGCACAGCGATTCTATGGGCGTTTCCACTGCCTTGATAAGCGCTGTTCCAACTGTCCTTGACTCTCTGGATGTCCTTAATTACACCGGGATGTTCCAGCACACCACCTGGATTTGCTCCGTTTGCGAAGAATGAAGCACCGTATTCTTCAGTCGCAAGCGACATGCCGATGGCGTTTTTAGCCATAGCAATAGGACTGTATCCGATGAGACCGTCAAATCCGAGTCCGGGTATGTGGAGTATTTCATCTCTGCGGAGTATCACTGTTCCGCTGTTGGGATTGATCCGACTTTCTTCGAAATCTCTGCGGTAGGTGTATACCAATTCTCCGTTTGAAGCTCGACTTACTTTCATTTTGTTTGGAAGCAAAGGATATAGTGCGATTGGCTGTCCACGACCGTTCCTCAATATCTGCGCATAGGCATTGCCCCAAAGTAAAAGATGACTCATCAGTGTTTCTCGGAACACAAATGAAGTCATCTCTGGGTTAGGCTCATTATGAAGCAGATAGTATAGCGGATGTTGTGGTATACGTTCTTTGCTTCCGTCCATTCGGTACTGATAAACGTGTAACGGAAGTCCAGCTATAGCCTCAGATAGTATCCTCACGCAGGCATACACTGCAGCTGATTGCATTGCAGTCCGTTCATTAACTGTCTTACCACTGGTAGTACTGCCAAACAGAAACGAAAATGCGCTGCCAATACGATTTTTAGGCTTATCACGGGAGCGGAACAATCCTTTTAGCGGGTTTATCATGGGTTTTCACCTCCGAAAATAGGCATGAAAAAAGCACCTACCATTTGATAGATGCTTATTTGATTCAATGATTCATTATCTGGCTAAACTAATTTTTGGCGTTCTTCTAGTATAAAGTTGTAGTTTTCCAACATTTCCATTAATTCCTCTTTGTTAGTTAACCATTCCGACTCATAAGGTTTCATTCTTTTTATCAATGGCTTAATTGATTCTTTTGAAATTATTGATTCTACAAAAAATACCTTTAATTTTTGTGAATTAATCCACTCGATAAGTTCATTATCATTTTTGAAATACTCTCTATGCTTAAACTTATTACGAAATTCGCCACCATCAAAACACTCATAAAGCGTTCTTGGCATTTGCTCATAAAATGATTCTACAATTTTGTACTGACCGCCTATTTTTTCTTCGATACCGCGTTTTTGCATCCCGCGATTATGTAACCTCATTACATTGGCTCTTGTTGAAGCTAATGAAGCTAGCTTGTATAGTTCTTCCACTAATTGATCGCCTCGTGGTAAGTAAGTATCAATATTTTTCATAATATCCTCTAAGTGATTGTTCGGGTTCAAACTATACTTATCCACCTTATAAAATTTTTTATCTGTTAAGCACTCTAAAACCATTTTAAGCGGCGTCCATAATGAAAAAATGGTGTCTGCATTTAAGTCCCCATCAAGCCAAATGCAATCTAGATCATTCATCTTTCGCCATTCATTCTTTATAGCTTTCAGTTTTTCTCTTTCTTCCATTGATAAGTCATTATATTCCTTACCAAATACCCTCTTTGGTGTTGGACATGTATCGTTTCCAATTGACCAATATAATAGGAAATTGATAATGGGATTATCTGTGTACTTATCCCCTAGATATTTTTTCAGTTTATTTTCGCTCATCAGTTTATCTTCGCTCATTTGATCAAACCTCCTTTTTTAAATATAATATCATAAAATGTCCAACACCATCATATTAAATCAAATAATTGATAGCGTCAACAGTTTGTAGGTATTAATATTAACCCCCTACTCGATACAGTAAGCTTCCATGTTGGATGCCTCTAAGTATCAAATAGATTCTGCTTGATCTTCCTGACATCTGTAGGACAGGAATATTGCCTATGTTCTCAAAGCCCTTTACCACCCTTTTCCGTATGCTTTCTTCTTTCTTTCTTGTCAATCTAATTTCATTTTTACGTTGTTTCTTTATGGCAGCATGAATATTACCACCATTATGTACAAAAGCCCTTAATCGGCTCATTTGTTCTGATCCGACCAAACACCAACCCATTGGCCGACTGCTTAATCTCTCGCTTAGTACATGGCTTACATGGCCCTCTGCGCTGCAGCCAATAACATCAGGATACTTCGTTGCATTCTCAATACTCGTCCAGTTATCAAACAAGTATTTCCTTGCTTCTAAAACTCTTTTCCGGTGTCCGTCTGTTTCTGCCTTTTCATAGCAAATCTTCAGTTCCTTCGCTGTTGCTTTCTTGTCTCCTGCTCTCAATGCATCCATTAGCCTTTTCATCTGGATGTCATCCCCACCCACAGCCTTTCGAATATACTTGTTCCGATGATAGGCATCAAGTATGGGTATACTCTTTGGCAGGTAGTTCTGGCCCGCTTTGATCCATCCAGCACCGTCGCCAGCTATATATATCCGCTCTACATGCTCCAGCTCATATGTCTGTTCTATGTAATCTAATACTTCTATCCACAGTGATTCATTATCTGTGCTAGTGGTGGCAAAATAGTGCACGTTCTGTAACTCGCATCGCTTACCGTTTCGCCTGGCTCCTTCATGCACATACACTAACTTTGCTTGACGGTTCTGGCCGTCCTGATGCGCCACATGGTCTTCATCCGCCTCAACATACAAGACCGATACCTGCTTCTTCTTGTTGCGTTCAGGAATGTGTATCAAAGTCCCTGCCTCTCTTATACAATTCATGACTGTCTGTCGGCTCACTTCTGCATGACGATTTGCTCTTCCGGCTCTGCTATACGACATGCCCGACGCTTTTAATATCAAATCTGCTTTCAGCCCTTCATCCACTCGGTCATATGCAGGAAGCTTCAGCACTTCATCTGCCAGATACGCATATTCACCAGTCTTTTTATGACGGTAATAGTTGCGCGAGATGTTCACTTGTCCCATTTCAGTAAGAACACCTCGTGTATCCTTTCGAACGATCTGCCAATGGCGCTTCCGCTCTGTAGAGTCTATGAAAGCCTTATCTGCATCTTCTATTATCTGCTCAAGAATTCGAGTCCCTAGCTTATTTACATAATCATGCACTGTAGCAGCTAATTCAGAAAAACTTGAGCCGTTTAACAACCCCTCAGCAATATGTTTTTCTAATTCAGAGATGATTTTTTCATAAATTTCGCATACAATCATAATTGCAGGTTACCTCTCTTCTGTTGGTTATGTTTGATTGTGTGGTTACTTGAAAACTATACCACATCGAGTAGGTA